CAATGTTAAATGTAATCAAACGACGCCACATACCTTCAATTATCATAAACGGAACATAATACTTCGTCTCCATCGTAAACAAACAAGGCATTATTATTTCAGTCGCCCTTGAAAATTGAATGTTAGCCTTGCTAATCCGTCTATTCGCTAAATCATGAACTAATTGCTTCATATACTTAATGTCCCGATCATCATTCACAATAAAATCATCACCAACAAACGGCGTCCTAAAATAAGGCAACCGTCTGTTCATAAAAGCACTCGTAATATCATGCGCATGCAAAGTAAAGAAATGCTCCATCTTCCTAAAAAACGTATTATACAACTTCAAAACCGAAGTCTTACCACAACCAGTAGAACCAATTAAAATAAAAATCGGATTCATACTAAAACAATCATACCGCCTCAAAAAGAAAATCGATAACAACGCAAACCAACAACCTAATTTGAAAATAAAGTAATCATCAGACAACTTGTATAAAATTTGATTAATCACTTGCTTAAACACTTGATAACTACCACTTGTCTCAAGATAGAAATTCGAAAACGGATGGTCTTCAAGCGATGCCGTAATGAAATTTCGTAAACGAACAATCGGTAAAGGTTCAGAATAATGCTTAAAACCTAACATATTAGGCTCAATAATCGTTGGTATTTCACGATAGAAAAATTCAAGCAAATTCTTATACCGCTTCTTATCTGATACCCCAAGCATCTCTGCTTCTGTAAATCCTTTCTCATAATTCAACTTCAAAATAAACTCATCAATCTTGTTCGAACCCGCTACAATTATCTTAGCCTTGCTCACATTCTCACTCTCAATCTTGTTAATCGCAAACCAAAGCGGATAGAAAAATCTGCATACATACTTCAACTCTAACCCATCTGCTTCATCATTCTTCTTTATCGAAACTCGACTAAAATACATCTTGTCAACAACCTCAAATCCTTCAGGAAGTATAAACGTCGGCATAATAGGAAGTATAACTTTATTAAATTTCGGACAAGTCGGCGGACATCCAAACTCACGATTAAATCTGCGACACGACCAAAAAATCAACGGAAAATTCCTTTTCACAAACCAATTAAAAAATTTTTGCGTCTTGCTCCGTGCCTTCTCAACAGGTTCCTTCTTGTATAAACTCGCATTGTCTAACAATTCCTGTAAAACTTTGCTTCGTTCTTCTTCATTTTTGCTAAAGTATTGATATAACAAATAATAAAACCAAATCGCAATTTTCCATTCAACATAACTATGCGTGTCCCACGTGTTCAAAATCTGATTCATCACAGGACAAAAAGTCTCCGTATACTTCTTGACCGATTTGACATCATACAAAGCATAATACAAAGTCGTCGCATAATCATTGTCAAAATCAATCTGATTGTTCAAAATTCGATTTAACTCTTCATCAGATGACTTGTCATCAAGTGAAATCACTTTAGAATACAAATCCCAAAAACTTTCATACCACATGCCCTCATAGATAACTATACCATCAGCCCTCGTGTAAAATCCTTCAAGCGGAATTAACTTGTCAAGATGAACATGCGGTAGCTCCTTCTCAATCAATCGCTTGATTTGATTAAAAAACGTAGAAAGAAACATCTTAAACGTTGAAAACAAAACATTATCCTCTTTTATCAAATATTTTCGACTTAACCACAAAAAATGATACCCCTTCGTTGTCTTGACCACATAGGTCGGAGTATAACCATTCGCATTTAAAAGCTCAACAATCATCTGACAATCTTGCTCTGTTATGTCATCAATATCTATAACCATCAAAAAAAATGTGTCCTCAAGTGTAGACCACGATGGATAATCCGTATAAAATCCTGTCGAAACACGAAGCTTAATCGCATAAGGCTTTATCTTCCGCTTCGTAAAAAAAGCAAATAAATAGTTTAAATAATGATTGTATAAAAATGGCTTTGGTGCTTGAAAAATTCGCTTCTCACCAGATGCTGTCTCAACAAACAAATAAATGTTTGCTAAATCCGATTGATACCGCTGATATTGAGGAAATATTTTGGCAAATAAAATGTTTTCATGAACAAAAATAGTGTCTTGAAAATATTGCATCGTATGCGCAAGTATAGCATCTACAATCTCTTGAATTTGCTCACTCATCACTTAAACCTCCCTTTCGCTTCAATTCCTCAAGAACATCTCCCTTCCGCTTAAGTATCTCCCAAACCTTAGGATCAATTCCTTTTTTGTCTATCAACCTCTGTAAATAAATCTTTTCTTTCTGTCCATACCGCCAAACTCTACTCAATGCCTGCTCATATACCCGCCACGCAAGCGGTAAACAAAGAAAAATTACATTCTTATACCCCGTCAAATTTATCCCCTCAGAAATGCAATACGTCGCTAAAATCGGTTTATCCGCATTCTTCACAGCTTGCTCAAGCTCCTTCTTGTCCCGTCCAGTAAAAAAATAAACACTTTTCTTGCCCAACTTCTTAACAATTACATCTAACGGCTCAATAAAATAACTAAATACAACTGTCTGCGGATTCGCTTGAATAAAATCAATCACATAATCAATCTTGTCTTTAAGCAATGCACTTTTTCGATATTCAAACATAAAAGCTTGTAAAACATTGTTTACATCAACATCCTTCTCATCAATCAAATACCGACCAGAAACAAACCACTTCTCATCCTCTATTAAATTTGGCAACTCCAAAATATCCGAACGCCTTACAAAATCAACATACGGAAAAACATACTGCTCCAAAAATTTTTCCTTAATCCCAGGTAAAAAATCAATAATGTAATAAAACATCGCATCAATCCGAAAAAACGCATTCTTGTATTGAGTAAATGATAACTCATTGAACGGATGATCTGGTCGTAAAATCCTTAATTGACTATAATAATCCTCAGGCTTCTCAAATGGTGTCCCGCTCAACATGACTTTATAAGTCTTCGTAAAAATTTTCATCACAAGCTTCGTAATTCGTGCCCGAATACTCTTTAACTTATGCGCTTCATCAAAAATAACTAAATTCCAAAATGCTCGCCTCAAAACCCTATCATAATGCAATCGAAACCAATCATAACTTACAATCTCAAAATTATTAAGCCGTATCCCCCACTTCTCAATTTCCTGATACCATACCGCTTTAACCGATGCTGGACACATAATAAGCACATTCCGAAAGTTCTCAGCAATCTTCAACGCCGTCAAAGTCTTCCCAGTTCCCGTCTCCCAAGCTAAATAAGAATATCCATCAAACCGCTCTACCGCTCTCTGCTGATGCGGAAATAACATCATTACTCTTCTTTCACTTCCTCAAGTAAACTATACAACTCCTCCGCTAACTGCTCTAAATCTAAACTTCCTGTCTCTTCATATCTCTCAAAATACTCGCAAATTTTACAGTAAGCACTAACCAACCACTCGCATAACTTCTTCTTGCTCAAATCTTCGGTTGCTTGGTCTAATAAATCAGCAATTATTGCACTAAACATACCCCACCTCCTACAAGAAAATTCTTTTCACAGGTCTATATTCAACATACTGTTTTTTAATCTCCTCGGGTATGTTATAAAACGCCCTCTGATATTCAGTTATCTTAATGATTTTGTCCCCTATCTTATACGTTCCCGCATCCCAATTTTTTAACTCCTCTTTTATCTCTTTTTCCAACTGCTCATACTGTCTGAGCTTTGCTTTAATTGCATAATAAATCTCAAGCTTCTTCATAAAATCAGGACTTACTTCTACCGTCTTGACTAAAGATTTGACTTCTTCAGGATAGCACCGCTCATAAAAAGGACACGCTTTGCACAAATCATATTGCTCAATTGGCTTTGGTAAAGTCCCTTGCTGAATATGCTCCTTAACATGAATCGCCCTTTCCTTTATCTCCTCAATAACCGCTAAATCCTTCTCAACATCAAAGAAATAATCCTCTCCAGTCCGCCTATCAATCACATAGAATATCCCGTGCTCCCGCTTCAACAAAAGTATATAAGCTTGCATCTGATAATAATACTTCTTTGTCAACTGATTGTCATAAAGATTAAAACTCTCAAGAACTTGCTCATTCGCCGTGCTTTTGACCTCTATAAAATCACCGTTTTCCAATACAATATCCACAACACCCTTGATATCAAGCTCCTCGTCAAAAACAGGCATTTGATACGCTTTAACAGGAACAAACTTTAACAACCTTTTCAACGCAACTTCCTCAAACTCGTTCCCTACATCAAAATACTTCTTCGCCTGTTTAATTGGCAAAGGAACTTGCCTCATAAGAACAAGTCTTCGCTCACATGGATGCCAAAGCTCCGTTGGCGGTGTATGCCTCGGACAATATGTCTCCTGATCTTTCAATTCAATAAGTTGCTTTAATTCCTGCGCCTTCATTTTCAACCTCCTTCAAAATTTTCGATGTTTGCAATAACTGCATTAACAACGGCTCAACCCTACGATCAACATAAACACCAAACGGAGTAAAATAAACTTGAACACTCCGATAAACTAACCGACTTACTAACGACCCATATAAACGCCTTTGAATTTCTTTCGGTAAATAACCAACCCGCTCATTAAGCCAGTTTTTGATAAACAAATATTTCCGCTTCAACAAATCATATTTCC